CCCTCCATCATCTTCTTCCACATTTCTGGGTCCTGCATGGCTTCGTCAGCCGCCTCGGTGGTGGCCTTGCGAGCGCCGCCGAACAGGAATTTGGCTCCACCCTTGACCAAGGGCAGATAGTTGAACGGGTTGTCGCGACCGGACGAGATCACGTCCAGGCCGTTGGTACTCTCCAGCTGGGCCGGGCCAGGGGCATTCTTGGGTTGGTACAGTTCGTGCTGACCCAACTCCTTGTGGAGCTTCTCGATGCCCTCACGCGCCTCAGGCGTGATGGTCGAGCCAAACTCATTCTCGCCCTTCGTGACCAACGATTTGCGCAGCTGCTGGGCGGTAATCTCAGGAGTACCGCCCCAGGGATCGCGGGTCTTGACGCCGCCGATGGGCGACTTGAAGGTTTCGCGGATGGCCTTGGCCGATTCCGCTTCGCCCACCAGGCCCTGCTCAACCTTGTACCGCTCCAGCATGTCGGTGAAGTGAGTCTGATTGTCCGCGGCCGTGTCGGCGGCCTTGGCGACCCCATCGCGCAGCTGCTTGATGATCGTCTTGGCTTCGACACTGTACTTTGGGTCCTTGAAGGCGTCGTCCAGCCGCCAGTACTGCGAGGCGAAGTCGCCTGCGGTCCGGTCAGGATGCATGAGGGACGACTCAGCCGACCCGATCAGGTTGGTGATTTCGGGGTTCTGACGGGCGGCAGGGGTCGTCCGCAGCTGCTGGACGAGCGCGCTGACGTCGTCGCCTGCGGCCTGCAGGTTGGGCGGATAGTCGTGCCAGTCCAGGAATTTCTTGGACTCCTGCATCAACGCTTCGCGGTCTGCGACGCGGGACGCCAACTCGTCAGCTTCCTTGGTGACCCGTTGGAGTTCCTCCCAGGCCTTCTCCGACACTTGCTTGTCGTGCTTGAAGGCCCAGTCGCTCCGTCCGCGTGCACCGCGCTCCAACGCCGCCAGACCAACGTCCTGAGACTTGGCGGCGGTAGACAACGGCAGGATCGACGGACCGCCAGGAGCGTGTAGAGCATCGTCGATGTTCTGGATGCTCTCTTTGCCCAACTGCTTCTCGAAAATCTTGGCGGCCCGAGTGGGGGCATTGCTCTTGCCGAGCAACTTCTTGGTACCAGACGCGACGGCCATAGCGCCGGGCAGTACGGCGCTGAGGACGGCGCCGGTGGCGGCGTTCATGCCCTTCGACTCGTCAGAGGTTGTCTCGGCCAGGGCTCCCCCCAGCGTACCCTCGACCACCCCCCGACCAACCGTACCAACATTGGCGACCCGACCGCCCTTCATCGCCAGGTTGACGGCACCGGGCAGCTTGGAAGCGACCTTGCCGACCAAGCCAGCTGCGCCGGCCGTCAAGGGGGCCGAGCCCAGCATTTCCCCAACGAATTGGGTAGCCCCGCCTCCAAACCGGCCTTCGGCCAGCTTCTGCTTGAGCTTGCGACGGTCTTCAATGGTCGCGTCGTCATCGCCCTGGCCGACCAGTTGCTTGACACCCTGCCACACGTTGTCGAAGCCGGCGCCCAAGTTGGCGAGGTAGCCACCACTTTCCTTGAGGTCGGCTTCCAGCTTGGCCTGGTCTCGGGCGACCGCTTCCTCAGCGCGGGCGCGAGCAGCTGCCCGAGGGTCAGGCTTGCCCTCCAATTGGGCAAGCAACGCCGGGTCGGTGACCGGAGCGTTGAGCTGACGGAGCAGGTTGGGGTCGGTGACGGACTTCATTGTTCGTACCATTGACCGTCGCGCTTGACGTAAGTCTTGCCGTTGATGACCTTGGTCTCAGGCTTGCCGGCTGGGGCCGCGGTGGCGTCCGTTCCGGGCATAGGGGTCAAGACCCCAGGAGGTTTGTATCCTTGAGCCTCCGCATAGTCGAGAATCTCTTGCTGGATCAGCATGTACTCGCGCCGGAAGCCTTCCAACTTCTTGACGATGGTCGCATGATCGTCGCCGGCTGACGGAATGAACGGCTTGAGTCGCGGGGTCTCAGCCGCAGTAACCGCTGCGCCGGATCGGTCATGGATACGCAACGAGCCCAAGTTGGCGACGGCGGCCCGCGCCTCCACCCCTTCTGGGTCTGTACGTTGCGTGATGGCGTCGGGGATGACGTAATGCGACATACCGAACGACTTGGGTCGCTTGTTGGCGAGAGCCAAGGCGTTGTCCACAGAAGCGATGCCCGAGGCATTCTTGATCCACGACTGCGACATCGAGGACGGCAACGGCTTGAGCTCTTTGGGTTTGTCGCCCTTCGAGGACGCGACCGCAGCGGCCAGGGCTGCGATGTCCCGACGAGCTTGGGCCGCCAACTCTGCCGCCTCACGACGTTGCTCAATGGACAGCCGGGTATCCTCGCTGCGGCGCAACGACTCGCGCTCGCGCTGCTCCAAGTCGTTCTTGCGACGCTCGGCGTCAGCCCTCTGCTGGAACTCCATGGCTTCCCGCCGAGCTTGGGCCGCGGCAGCAGCAGCCTCGCTGCGAGCCGTCTGCGTGTCCTCGCGAACAAGGTCGGATTCCATGCCGCGATTCCAAAGATCCGCAGCCTTTTCGTTGCCTGGGATACGCATACCCGCCAACGTGGCCTTCAGGATCGCTTCGCGGGTCGGAAGGACGGCCGGGACAGCCTCGCGGGCAGCTAATTCCGGGCTCCCGTTCGCGTCCGGGGGACCCGGTAGGGCTACCCTACCGGGGACGCCCGCGACGGCCCTAGGAAGGCTCGATGCCCACGATTCTTTGGCGGCAGAGACATCTGCCCCGTACTGCTTCTCAGCAGTGTCGGCTTGACGGCTGATCTGACCGGCATCGAAGCTGTTGAGCAGCCCGGGCAGGAACTCCGCCAGGTTGGGGCGGATGTACCGACCGCCGACCATCTTGCCCTCAGGGCGTTGGGAAGCGCCTTGCTTGCGGAGCATGTCCGCGATGAGACGCTGGCGCTGGACCTCCGCGCTCTGCGTCTGAAAGTCGGGCAAGGGAGCGTTGGGATCAAACATATCAGCCCCCAAAGAGTTTGCCGGCCAACTTGCCGCCGAAGCTGCCTGCTGGACCGCCAAGCAACGCCCCGCCCAGACCGAACAGACCGCTCATGAGACCGCCGCTCTGCGCTTGATCCGCGTTGAAGGCGTCCATCTGGGCCTGGTACTGCGAGTTCGCAGCACCCATCATGTTGGCGGCATTGTACCCCGTACCGCCCATAAACGACGGCATCTGCGGCATCTGCGGGTCGATACCGCCAATCAACTTCATGTAGTCGTTGAGCGGCGATTGACGTTGAGTCTCCTGCTCGGATAGGTTCTGCTGGCGCAGCAGACCAGCCAGGCGAGAAGCAGCTTCCTGCTCGCCAAAGCCCTGAGCACGTTGGGCGTCGTCCAACCCTGCCGCACCCAACTGCTGAACGAAGTCCTGCTGGTTGCCGGCAAGTCCGCGGTTGAAGATATTGCCGTACTCCGTGGTGGCGGCCAGCAAGGCCTGCATCTGAGCGTCGGTATCCCCTTGATCCAACCGGGTCATGGCGCGTTGGAATGCACCCGAATCCTCGGTCAGACCTTGATTCTTGAGTCGTTGGATCTCCCCATCGCGAGACTGCTGACGAGCGGGGGCCAGCCGACCCATCATGGCATCGCGCACTTGCTCGACGGCGCCGAAGCCAGGATCAAGCTCGTTCATGTCCGACAAATCTATCTTGCCGAACGCGCCCAACTTAGATTCGTCAATACCTTGCGGCGCAGGTACTGCCCCGTAGTCGATGGGACGATTCAGGGAGTCAGCGGCCTTGCCCAACATACCCGAGCCGATGGTCTGTTGCTGACCTTGAAATTGGCGTTGCTGCTGAAGCAACGCCTGGTCTTGAGGGTTGAGCGCAGTGGTTTGGGTCCAATTGCCCAACTCATCTTGCTTCCAGGTTGTCTCGCCCCAAGGAGTTACCTGGTTGGGACGATTTGCCTTGGTTTGCTCTGCAGCAGCCGCCTTGTCAAGCGCAGCTTGCTGGATAGCAAGAGCCGAGTAGTCAGGTGCTGGCGGGGGCTTGGACTTTTTTCCCATATCGTTCCTTGTTCAGAAAGCGGCACTCCCCAGGCGTCATTGTCATCAACAACAAACTGCCGTCGGGGTGGGCACCTTCCAGATTCAAGACCGTCTTGAACCCCACATGAGTATTGAATCGAATCGCTTGAGCGTTGCCCGAGGGAACCAATCCAATAACCATGTTGGATTCGCATATCACAAACGCGTAGTGAAACACCGCGTACAACAGACCCGAGCTAACCCAACCTGGACCGCCCGCAGCGTGCATCATAATGCTGGAGCCGTTATAGTTGTCGAACCCTACAACCCCTACAATCTCCGTACCCCTCAAGCTGCCGATACAACGAATGTTCGGGGTACTGACGAGACCAATCTTGTCGCACAACCAAGCGGCTAGCTTGTCTTGGTTGTCAGAGGATACCATTGCCTTTGACCACGCTGTAGTCCGTGGCCACCCACAACACCTCAGAGTCAGAGCGGACGACCATCAACAAGGAGGCCGCCACCCCCATTCCTTCGGCTTGGACCCAAGAACGCTGCACCTGAGTACCGCCGCCCCAGACGCCAGTACCCCAAAGTGCCGTACCCCACAACGAACCTGATTCTGCGTCCGTCAGGTTGGGGTCCGTCATGACTTGAGACTTGAAGTCGTAGACGATGGCCGAGTTGTAGCCGACATCTGACGTGATCACAAACGTGGGCCGGTACATACCGACCTGCTTCTGACTGGCCTGACGACCCAAATAACTGTACGCCTGCTGAACCGTGGCGGTAATGCCGATACCGCCCGTATTGTCGAGCAGGACGTTGTCGGAGAATCCTGTCCAAGCCTTGAGAACCCGGCCAGAGTAGTCGCCAAAGTACGGGGTCTTGGCGAACGTACCCCAGCAACTGGCGTCCATCCCCGAGAACTGAGACCACGCGTCGATGATCTGGTTAGAGACCAACTGTACGTTGCCGCCTGCAGTCACCGAGGGGATGCTGACCATAAGCATGTTGATCCCGGTGAAGTACGACAACTGCCAACCGTCGAGATCAATGTAGGTAGAGACCAACTCCGAAATCAAAAACTGAATCTTGGCGCTCTTGAGCTTGTTGTCTGCGTCGTTGACCTTGGTTGAGGTCAACGTGGCAGACATGCTGACGGCGCCGCGCTCCGTCAAGATGATCTGATCGCCCCCAGCCTTGACGTATCCGCGACGACCGGACACTGGGGCGCCGATGAAGTAGACCCCCTTGAGACCCCACTTGGTGTCGTCATCCGGGTCCGTGCCGGAGAACACCACGGCTTCGCCTTCAGACGAAACCGCAATAAGGTGGTCCTCGGCGCCGTTGCCGTCGTCCAACGTCCAAGTGGTCAAGAACTCCAAGAACCCACCCTTGGAGAACAAGGGACCGAAGTCAAACTTGACAAACGTACCTTGAATGGCGTCGGGCGGCAAGTACCATCCGGCGGACGAATCCTTCTCAACAGCCCAAAGCCGGCTCTGATGTACGGTCAACTGAATTGCGACCGCGGGGTTCAACCCGGCCCACGTGTTGGCGACAATGCCGTCCCCGGCCGTTATGCGGGCCAGACCTGCTGCCTTGTAGATAATGCCGTTGTCGAATCCGTTGACGGCGATCAGGTTGTTACCGGCCGAGTTGGTCAGGTTGACCCAGTTCCAACGAGCGTTGGTCAACCCCGTAATGTCGGCAGTTCCGACCGCGCCACGCGTCGTGACGTCCCACATGGACGTACCAGCCCATGCGAACAGCACTTCGTCGCCGTCGATGTCAGCCCACGTGGCAAGCGTCTCAACTTCGTCGGTCAGCCCCGTAGCCCACTCGATGTACCCCTTACGGACGCTGCAACCATAGGGCTGGGGCCACCAGTTAGTCAGGACAATGGCGTCGGTTTCTGGCATCGCGACAAGGGAGTCGCGAGCGTTGAGGCCCCCAATGGGGGCCGGCACGGTAACAGGCTCGAATACCCCAGGAACGGGGGCGCCGAAGAACATGCTATTGATTCCAGGAGCCGTCAGGAATTGAGCCAACTCCGATGTACTGAGTCATCGGAGTCGGGCTGAGGGTCAGAATCGGGGCCGCGGTGCCCTTGCCGGTCAGCGAGTTGAAGACTCGCATAAAGTCGGCGTTGACGCCCGCGGTGGGGAATCCCTTGAGTTCGTAGAACTTAAACTTGATGAACTTGACGATCAACCAAGGATTGTACTTGACGATGTCCGCGTCCAAGGAAACCATGTTGGTCGGGGTCACAACCGACGAAACGAGGGTGGTGGCCCAATAGTTGGAAATATACTCCATCGCCAGCGAGTAGGACGAGCCTGTCGCCGGGATGGGGAACAACTTGAACTGGTTGCCCTGCATGCGAAAGCGCAGCCGGGGCAGTTGGGCGACGGTCGAGCCCTTGAGCCAAGACCATTCCTGGGCAGATTTGGGGCCGAGCAGCGGCCAGTGGTCGGTGCGGTCCCACTGAGTCTGGGCAACCAAGTACCCGTAGTCCTCAGGCAAGTCGTAGCTTTCCTGTCCGACGACCGAGGTCAAGGTCCACTCCTTGGCGAACTGCTCCCAAGGATAGTACAGGAGCAACTCGTTGCCGGCCGAGTTGAGCAAGGCCAGCAACTGGAGCGATTGGACGTCAGCCAACCCTACGATGGTCGCCGGGCGCGGGAGTCCCAACTCCCCAGCGACTTGGGCGAGGATTGCCTGAGCGGTCCAATAGCTCATGAGTTACGCCTTGGCGGTGAGAGGCACCTTGGCCGGTTGGTTCTGCTTCTCGGCCAGCGCCTTGACGGTTGCCTGGAGTTCAGCGATCTGCTCGTCGCGCTTGGAGAGTTCGGCCTGGAGGCGCAGCGTCGGGGCGGCGCCCTTGGCGGCGTCCAGGTATTCCTGGGCGCGTTGCTTCAGGGCGAAGTGGCCCATGAACTTCTGCGACAGGTTGTCGCTCATACCGACCAGGTGCTCGACCGTGGTGCAGCCGACCGCGTTGAACTCGGCCACCTGACCCATGCTGAGGAACGGCAGCTGGTTCAGCGGGGTGCCGCTGGAGCCTTGCTCGCGACCAGCCTTGTAGCGCGCCCACTGGGTGGGGAAGCGGCGCTGGTATTCCTCGCTGGCGTCGCCAACGAACGTGTCGCGGGAACCGGGGGTGATGATCTTGACGAGGTCGATCTCATCGAAGATCGGACGACCAGCGTCGATGGACTTCTGCTCGTTCTTGATCGGCTCACGGTAGAAGAGCACCAGCAGACGCTTGTCGGCGTCGGACTGCTGGTTGTCTTCAAAGTTCATGGCGAAGTCGATGGCGTCGGTGGACATTTGCATGTTCCTAGGTAGTTGTTGAGAAGGGGTCGCCTATACGCAGCTGCGGGGGCGACCTGGTGGTTACAGCGTGGTACCGACCGTGGGGTAGCTCAGGATGGCGTCCACGTTGGATTCGGCAGTGCCGCCGCTGGCGGTACCCAGCACGACACCGAAGATGGCTTCAGAGCCGGCCGTGCCGTCGTCGTCCAGCGCACCGCCGAAGACGGTCGTGTTCAGGCGGGTGCCCTTGGCGGCAGAGGCCAAGGTGCGCAGCGTGCCCTTGCCGTACACCTGGAACCAACCGTACTCATTGTCGGCCATGGCGGTCTGGGCAACCCCGATGCGGGTGCCGAAACCGGCGGTGCCGGCAGTCGTCTGCGTGACGGTGGCCAGCACGAAGTCGAAGCCGGTCAGTTCGACGCAAGCGTAGCCCAGTCCCGTGATCGCACCGTTGGCGCGACCGTACACGAACTCCTGGTAACCCACGCTGGGGTCGTCGTAGCCGCCAACTGAGCCCAGGCGGTAGGCCGGGATGTCCGTGGCCGCTTCGATGTCCGTGCGGTTCAGACCAATCAGAACTTGTCCCATGAGGGAATCTCCTTGAAAGTTGGAACGAGGTCGGGGACCGCAGCCCCCGAGTCGATCAGGTGTTGTCCATCCGGCCTTGGAACTGCAGGCCCGACGCGGTCAGGTTGCCGGCCCAGGCCAGGATCTGCACGGCAGCGTCCTGGTTCACCGAGTAGCGCTGACCCGGCGACAGGGGTACCATGTTGCGGTTGGCGTGCGGACGGTAGTGCAGGTACTTCGTGTTGAGGAAGTACGCGCTGGTGGCGGGCACCGACGAGGGGGTGGTGCCGGCCGCGCCGGTGTTCGACCAGTTCAGCTGCAGACCGCCATCCAGGACCACGTCAGCGTCCATGAACTTCAGGCTCATGAAGCCGAGCTTGGCGGTTTCCGAGCCGGTGAAGCGCTGGATGTTCTGCAGCGACGACATGTAGAACGACCAGGCGATGTTGTCCAGCAGGATCAGGTCCGGTCGGTCAGCGCCGCGGACCAAGCTGGACCACATGCGGTTGAAGTAGGTCTGGACGTTCGCAGCCGACATCGCGGCGCCGCCGGTGGTGGTGCAACGGAAGTACTGGTTCTTCCAGAACAGCCAGGTCGAACGGTCGATGCCGCCGACGGTGTTGGTCGGGGTGGTCGAGACCTGCTTCAGCAGACCGTCGATCTGCTTGCCGCCGGCAGCGGTGCCGTCGCTGTACAGGCCCGAGGCGATCAGATTGGCCATGGACGACTCGGCCACGTTGACGCGAGCGTCCAGCAGGTCGATGATCTGCTCCTTGCCGGCGTTCTGCAGCTGTTCCAGGCCGCTGATGGTCACCGGGCAGGCGGCCTGCTTGATCGTGTACTCGGCCGAGCTCAGCACGTCCTGGGCGGCGATGGGCAGGGTCTCATAGCCCGAGTACCAGCCGGCGTTGCCGTTGGAGGCGAACGACAGTTCCTGGAAGATGGTGTTGCCGCCCGAGAACGTCTTGATGTTCCCGCGCTGCTTCAGCTTCATCAGCAAAGCGTTGTTGCTGGTGACGTTGTCGGCGATGACGCCGCTGCGGTTCTGGATGGTCGTTGCGATGACGTCGCTGACGGCCGAATTTGCGAAGGCCATGTGGGCTCCTATTTCGTGGGGTTGGATTTGGGCTTGTCGGCCGCGGGTTTCATTCGCGCCGGCTTACCCTGAACAGGGTTGTTGCCGCGAGGCACCGCCCGTTCGTCCTGGCCCTTGGTCCGCGCAAAAGATGCGGCCCCAAGGATGTGGCGAACGAAGCTCGTGAGAGCCATCACCTTCCTCCGAGCGCATCGAACGCGGCCGCAATGGTGGCGCGCCGGTCGTCAGGCGACGATTGCCCGTTGGGTACGCCGTTGGGGGCGCCGCCGACCGACTTGGACGCCTTCAACGCTCGCTGGGCCCGGGCATCTGCCAGTTGGGCTGCTTGTCGTTTTGCGTCAGTATCGGCCAGCTGATTCACCTTTTGGCTTACTTCAGGGTTCATCGCAATAGCGCGATTATAGGCCTGTTCGAGCGTCAAGTAAACCCCTTTTTTCGCTTGGAGTTCGATAACGTCGGCCATGTCCTCGCGCACATCGTTGAAGTACGGGTACTTGGGGTCCGTGGACATCGACTCCAGCTGCTGAGCCGTGGTCTGGCTTTGCTGCTGGCGGCGTTGCTCTTCCTGCTGCTGCTGGATCGTCATGAACTGCTGGAAGGGCTTGAGTCGCTCCTGCAGCAGACGATCCACCTGGCTCTGAACCGGATCGGCCGGGGCCTTGCCCGACAGAGCGCGGTCCAACTCCACAAAGTCCACATCGTAGTCGTTGATGAGCTTCGCCATGAACTCGGCTCGTTGGGCCTTCGGCGCCGTCGACAGAATGTGGTCCGCCTTCAGCAACTCCTGCACCGCAACCATGGGATGGGCGTTCATGGAGTTGATCCGCGCCATGTAGGGTTGTACGGTCTGCGTGAAGGCCGTGGCCAATTGACGAGCTTGGGCCGTTTCGCCGAGAGTGCGGGTGATCTCGCGTTCGCGGCGCAGCACTTCCTGCTTGACCTCGGGGTCCAAGGCGTCCCACTTGGCCTTCTGTGCGGGGCGCCAGGACTGCGGAGCCTTGTCGGCTGCGATCTTGGTTTCGTCATCCGGCTTGGGGGCCGGGGTCGTGACGGCGGGCTTGGTCTCGCCCTCGTCGTTGGGCTTGTCTTCTGCGGGGGTCTCCAGCTTAGCGGCAGGAGCTTGGACCGGAGCAGCGGCAACGGGCTCGGAAGGTGACGGCGCAGGAGGATTGATTTCCTGCGTCTGTCCTTCTTCCACAGCGTCGAAAGCTGCTTCGATGGTGGCACGACGGTCTTGAACTTCCGATGGCATGTTGATTACCTGTAGTGACGATTGACTTGGTTGATGATGTGCTGCTTGCGGGCTGCAGCGTCGGCTTTGCGTTCCTGACTGCTGCGTACGTCAGACTGGTTCGTCAACGTCGGCAGACCCTTCAGGTCGGCGTTGGGGACGACGTCGTGTCGTCGGTTGTGCTCGCGCAACCCAGCCCGGCCGCTGTAGAGCTTGCCATCGAGGGGGGATACGAAGTCGGGCAGGTCGCCAACGAAAGCAACGCCAGTTGTGACGTCGGTCGCGCCACGATATTCGCGCTTGTCGACCAACGTCTTGCTGACCGGGTCG